CGAACGGCCTAGGGCCTCGCGATATGTATGGCTTCAAGCTTCAGGAGGTGAAGAGTAGTGCCAGCTGTAGGAACCAAGCCGAAGCCCGAGGGCCAAGCTCTGAACCGGAACAAGCCTGCCCACGAGTGGGTGGAAGTGGAGAACGTGCCCTTCGAGGATGCACCCCAGCTTCCGCCCAGTGCCCCAGGTGGACGTCACTGGACGGTGTGGACTCGCCGGTGGTGGGATGTCGTATCACGAATGCCACACGCTGTACTGTGGGATGAAGCTGACTGGCAGTACGCCTTCGACACCGCTGCAGCCAAGCAGCTGTTCTACCTGAGCGGTGGAGCCACCAACGGTTCAGAGGTGCGGATCCGTGAGAAGGTCATGGGCACCACGTGGGACGCCCGCCGAGACCTCCGGATCCGCTACGTCGACCCGAAGGAAGAGGCACCCCAGGCTGTAGCGAGCATCCATGAGCTCCACAGTATCTGACCTCCTCCTTCCGGGGTACTCGGTCGACCCGCTGACGGGCGCCTGGTGCAGTATCCCGTGGCCCTCCACGTGGGAAGAGAAGGACGCGCTGATCAAGAACTCCATCGCTCCTGGGCTTATCGACTGGAGCGAAGGGCGCACCGACGAGCCTGGCCTGATCCACTACATGCACGGCACGCCGTGGGAGTGGACCAAGGGGCAGAAGCGGTTCCTGGTCCTGTGGTACCTGCTGGACGAGGATGGCCGGTTCGTCTATCGGTCCGGCGTGAAGCGCGGAGCCAAGGGCACCGGCAAGGACCCCATGCTGGCAGCGATGGCCAACACCGAGCTGCTCGGACCGGTGGAGCCCTACGACCGCGACGACAAGACAGGCATGTGGATCGCCCGGAAGCGTGGATTCCCACTAGTACAGGTGATGTCCAACTCGGAGGAGCAGAGCAAGAAGGTCCTCCGCATCGCCAACGGGATGTGGTCCCGAGCTGCGAAGCTCCACTACGAGCTCGACTGCGGTGCGACCCGCACGCTCATCAAGGGCACGGGCGCCCGGTTCGAAGTTCCCACAGCTGCAGAGGAATCTTCCGAGGGTGACCCTGTCACCTTTGCTGGCATCAACGAGTCGCACCACATGAACTCGAGCAACGGCGGGCAGGACAACGCCGACGTGATCCGCCGCAACGTGGCCAAAAGCCCTGCCTCCGTGCAGGCTCGGGTCATTGAGTTCACCAACGCGCACCGCCAGGGCATGGACTCGGTCGCCGAGCGGAGCTACGAAGCCTGGCAGCACCAGATGGCTACGGACTATGCCGGCAAGCGGGACATCCTCTACGACACTATCGAGTCTCCGCCAGACAGCGACATCCTCAGTGAAGAAGGGCGCATGCGCGCTCTCCGCGCGGCGTACATGGACGCTGACTGGAACGACATCCAGCGAATCTCGGACGAGATGGCTGACCGGCGGACCACCGTCGCCGACGCCATCCGCTTCTACCTCAACGGCCTCGGCTCTGAGGAAGACAGCTGGGTGGAGCCAGCCGGGTGGGACCAGCTCGCTGAGCCGCAGGTCGTCGCCGACAAGGACCGCGTCGCGCTGTTCCTGGACTGCTCCAAGAGCGAAGACGCTACAGGTCTGGTGGGGTGCCGGATCGACGACCTGCCCTATGTCACCGAGGAGAACGCTCGGTACTACCTGTTCAAGCTGGGCGTCTGGCAGAGGCCACACGGGCTGCCGAAGAAGCAGCTCTGGCGAGCTCCGCGAGCTGAGGTCGACGCCACGGTCAGAGCGGCCTTCAGTCGCTACTACGTCGTGTGGTTCGGGGTCGACCCCTCCCCGGCCAAGGACGACACCGAGGAAGCCCTGTACTGGACAGCCCTCATCGACTCGTGGCACCAGGACCTCGGGAAGAAGATCCCGGTCTGGTGCACGCCCAGGCACAGCTGCCTGTTCGACATGCGGCTGTCCGAGCACGGCGGTGCCACGCGGAACAAGGAGTTCACCGAGGCTGCCGAGCTCGTGGCCAAGTGGGTCGACGAGGAAGGGCTGGACGGCCCACTCCGCCACGACGGCGATCCGATCATGCGGACGCAGGTGCACAACGCGCGTCGCCGTCCGAACACCTGGGGTGTCTCGCTGGGCAAGGTGACTCGAGACTCCAACAAGCTAGTGGACCTGGCAGTATGCGGGGTCGGTGCAGTGATGGGGGCACGGAAAGCTCTCAACAGCGGCAAGCTGAAGAAGAAGGCAACCCCCACCCGAGTCATCGTCCTCTAGGAGTACGCAGTGTCTGAAGCTCCGGCGTTCCTCGTCCTGCAGAACCTTGACGACGATGAGGAGAAGATCCGGCAGCGGCTGATCAACCAGCTGCGCCGAGCCCAGATGTCCAACGCGCGGCAGCAGTCCTTCTACGAGGGCTCCCGCTTGGTGCGGGACCTGGGCATCTCCATCCCGCCCCACCTGCAGAACTTGGAGGCGGTGGCCGCGTGGCCCGAGACGATCGTCGACGTCATCGACGAGCGCTCGGACTGGAGAGGCTGGAACACCGAGGGCGACCTCGGTCTGGAGGACATCTACAAGGACAACCACCTCGACATCGAGGTAGGGCAGGCGGTCCTGGACGCTCTGATCTGCGGGCTGGGGTTCCTCACCGTCGGCACGGGCGACGAGGACAACGACGAGCCAGAAGTGCTCGTAAAGGCCGAGTCGCCCAACAGGATGACCGCGACCTGGGATCCCCGCGTCCGGCGTCCCTCAGAGGCACTGACCGAGCTCCACGACGCGTACCGTCGGATCGAGGGCTGGCGCCTCTACCTGCCAGGGCAGACCATCACCACCAAGCGGGTGAACGGTCGACTCGTGGTCACGGACCGCGACCAGCACGAGCTGCCCCGCATTCCGGTCAGCATGATGCTGAACCGTCCGCGGACCAACCGGAGCTACGGGCGCAGCGAGATCACCCGTGCAGTGCGAAGCATGACCGAGTCCGGGATGCGCACCCTCCTGGGCATGGAGGTCGCGCGCGAGTTCTACGGCACGCAGCAGCGCTACCTCATGGGCGCCGATGAGAGTATGTTCGTGGACATGGATGGCAACCGCAAGACCATGTGGGACGCCATCATCGGCAAGATCCTTGCACTGCCACGGGATGAGAACGGTGAGACTGCAGAGGTCGGCAGCTTCTCCGCGAGCTCGCCGCAGCCGTTCACCGAGCTGCTGAAGACCTACTCGCAGATGATCAGCTCGGCCACCGGTGTCCCGGCTACGCACCTCGGCTTCACCACGGACAACCCCACAAGTGCCGACGCCATCGCCCGAGCTGACCTCCGCCTCGACAAGCGGGCCAAGCGTCGCCACCGGTTCTACGACCTCGGGCTGATCGACCTCGGGGAGACCGCCTACCTCTGGCGGGAGAGCGAGCTCCCGAAGCCGCGCTCCGTCAACTCGCTGTGGGTCGACCCCTCCACCCCGACCCCGGCTGCGTCGGCCGACCGTGCGGTGAAGATGATCGCGTCCGGTGTCCTGGACCCCACGTGGGACTACACCATGGAGCAGTTCGGGATGAACGACGAGGACATCGCTCGGGTGAAGAAGGAGCGGCAGCGGACCGAGGGTCGACGCCGGTTGGCTAAGATCGCTGACGCCGCCCGTCCACCCGCCACGACTACCACTCCCCCGGAGACCACGGATGTCACTGTCGCGAGCTGAGATCTCGGTCTACCGCTCAGCTCTCCAGGACGTCAACGCCCTGCTCCAGAGGGTCCTTCGCTCCTTCTGGGCGGGCGTTGACCCGGAGAAGGCGATCGCCGCCCGCAACGATCTGGAGGACTTTCTCCCGGACGTGCTGGTCGACTACCACCAGGCAGCTGCCGCCGTGGCCGCAGACTGGTACGACCTGAACCGCACTGGTCGTGGGAAGTTCGACGCGATCATGCCCGAGCCGCCCGAGCCGGAGCGAGCTGAGATCCTCGCCCGCTGGGCAGTCAGTCCGCTGTTCTCGGCGCAGCCAGACTCCGACGCCGCGCTGTCGAAGCTCGGCATGGCCAGCCAGCGACTGGTCCTGGATGGCGCTCGCGATACCATCATGGTGTCCTCCGTGAAGGACCCCTCCAAGCCCGGCTGGATCCGCATAGGTACAGGGGACTGCGACTTCTGCAAGGAGCGTCTCGGCCAGCGGACCACGACCAGCACCATTTTCGACTCCCACGACGGCTGTGGGTGCGGGGCGGTACCGGGATTCTAGACCACCTGCAGAAGCAGGGTAAGCGTTACGTCCACGCTCAAGGACGGTGCAGAACCTGACGAGGTACGGAGATCGAAATGCCGGAAACGCAGACCCAGCAGGGTACGCAGGGTGACCAGCAGAACACCCAGCAGACCCAGCAGACCCAGCAGGACCAGAGCAAGACCTTCACCCAGGCGGAGGTCGACTCGCTGATCCTGAAGCGAGCCGAGCGTGTGGCCGCTGACAAGTACAGCGACTACGCCGACCTGAAGACCAAGGCGACCAAGCTGGATGAGATCGAGGCGGCGAACGCCACCGAGCTCGAGAAGGCAGTCGCCAAGGCGAAGAAGGAAGGCGCGGCGGAGGTGCAGACCTCGGCCAACGAGAAGCTCGCCAAGGCGGAGGCCCGTGCTCTGGCAGCAGAGGCCAAGTTCCGGAACCCGACGCTCGCCGTCAAGTCGATCGACATGTCCGGGGTGAAGGTCAGCGAGAACGGCGACGTCGACGCGGAGGCCATCAAGAAGCTCCTCGCCGACTTGGCGAAGGACGAGCCCTACATGGTCGACGACGGCAAGGTGAAGCCCAAGCCGGACGACGCGCAGGGTCGCGGAGATGGACAGGTCAGCAGAGCCGAAGCCGGCAAAGCTGAAGCAGCAAAGCGGTTCGGCAAGCCTGCCGGGCAGCAGTAGCACGTAAGCGGATCGGCACCAGGCTGACCGCCTTGAGCACTGAAAGGAAACCCCCGACATGACGGACATTTCCGTTACCACCGTGGGCTACCAGGCGGAGAAGCGGAGCTGGCTCCTCGGCCCGCACGGCACCGAGCCTGGCGCCCAGCGAGGGATCACCCTCGACGCGTCCCTGTTCACGGCAGGAACGCACTACCCGAACGGCTACCTGCCGTCGGGCACCGCGATCAGCCCGGCTGGCGGTCCCTACTCGGGGACCGGTGCCTGCGCTGGCCTGACGTTCTCGTCCGTGCGCATCCCGTCGGCCACCTCCAAGGTGGCGACCGGGCTGGTCGTGCACGCGTTCGTGAACACCAACAAGCTCCCGTTCCCCTCGGGTACGGGTTCCCTCGGTGCCGGTGGCGCCGCTGCCCTCCCGCTCATCGTCTTCACGGCAGGTGAGTGATCATGGCTATCGTCTTCGACGGACCGGTGACCCCGGACGCCCTGACCGCTTTCGTTCGTGACGTTCCGTCCCCGCAGGACCAGGTTCTGAACCTGATCCTCCCGGACCGCGTCCTGAACAAGAACACGATCGACCTGTCCGAGCTGACGCGCACCAACCGCACCGCGCGGTTCCGTGCGTTCGACGCACGGCTGCACGTCTCCGAGCGCGACGTCAGCTCGACCAAGCAGGTCAAGCTTCCGCCGCTGTCGAGCTCGGTGAGCGTCGGCGAGTTCGAGCGGCTCCAGCTGGAGTTCGCTCGCCTCGGTGGGACGAACAACTCGGCCATCGTCAACGCCATCTACGACGACGCCACCAACCTCACCCGTGAGGTGCGAGCCCGCATGGAGCAGGCCCGTGGTGACGTGCTCACGGACGGCAAGTTCACGCTGGCCGGTGAGGGCAACCTCACCATGGAGGCGGACTTCGGTGTCCCCGGCAACCACATCGTGGCGCCCGGCACCCTCTGGTCCACCGTCGCCACGGCGACCATCATCCAGAACCTCACGGACTGGGTGAACATCTACATCGCCACCAACGGATCCCGGCCGATTGGCATGGTCGTCTCCACCCGGATCCTGAACTACATGCTGCAGAACGCTGAGATCCGCACCCTCGCTGCGTCGATGTCCGGCACCCCCGGTCTCGTCGGTCGCAACGTCCTGGACGCGGCTCTCAGCAACTTCGGCCTGCCGCCGATCGTCCTCGTGTACGACTCCGTCGTGGACGTGGACACGGTGACCACCAAGGTGATCCCGGACGACCGGGTGATCATGTTTGGCGCCGACGTCGGCTACACCGCGTGGGGCATCACCGCCACGTCGCTGGAGCTCGCCCAGGCTGCCGAGACGGACCTCTCGTTCGAGGACGCTCCTGGCATCGTCGGCGTGGTCATCAAGGAGGGTCCGCCCTTCCGTCAGTTCACCTACGTCGACGCCGTCGGCATGCCGGTGCTCGAGAACCCGCGTCGTCTGCTCGTTGCAGACGTCGCCTGATCAGGAGGGCAGCATGGCCAGCAAGAAGAAGCTGAACACCTTCGTCCACGTGGACGGGGTGCAGTACGGTCCCGACAGCGACCTGCCCGCAGCGGTCGCCAAGAAGATCGACAACCCCGACGTCTGGGCCAGCGGCTCGGACGACGAGGACGGTGCGGAGGCAGGGCTGGGCGCGGGAGCGACCGACCTCTCCTCCGGTGGCACCGGGGATGGCGAGGGAGACGGCACGGGCGCAGGTCCGGACGACGACCAGGACAACCCCGCTGCCGTGGTCGAGTCGCCGTCACCGGCCGAGCCGGAGGTCGAGCAGGACAAGCGTCCGAGCTCGTCGTCTCGGCGCCGCAGCCGCTAGCTAGGGAGGGGTCGCCATGCCTGAGCCGTTCGCAATTCCGGAGGACGTGGAGGACATCTGGCGACCCCTCACTGAGCAGGAGACCCGCATCGCGGAGAACCTGCTTGGAAGAGCTAGCCGCATGGTCCGCAGGCGGTTCTCCACCATCGATGCTCGCATCGCCAGTGGAGACCTGGACCCGAAGGACGCGGCGGATGTCGTGTCTGCAATGGTCAAGCGGGCCATGCTCACCGCGGATGGAGTCACCCAGCGCACGCAGACTGGTGGCCCGTTCAGCGACACCGAGGTCTTCGCCAACCCGATGGGGAACTTGTTCTTCACCAACGAAGACCTTTCTGCACTGGAGGATTCCTCGCTCTCGGGAGGGCGTCGTGCGTTCAGCATTGACCTAGCCCCGGACGCAGGGGTCTGAGTGGACACGCCCTGGACTGTTCACGTCCTACCCTACATCGGGACGGTCGAGAACAACTTCGGCAACACCGTCGACGCCTGGGCCACCGAGCCGGTGCCCAAGGCGGTGTACGGGTGGGCGCCTGCGGGCACCAACGAGTCCAGTGCCAGCAGGCACACCGTCGTCAGCGACCTGGAGCTCTTCGCCCCATCGGACTTCATGATCGATTCCAAGGACCGTGTGAGGATCCTTGGCAAGACCTACGAGGTTCAGGGCGAGGTCGAGGACTTTGATCACGGTCCGTTCGGCTACCGCCCAGGAGTGCGGGTCAATCTGAAGAGGTTCTCGTGATCCTCCCCTCCGCCCCGATCGTGCTGGTCGCGTTCCTGAAGACCAACACCGCGCTGGCTGCGATCCATGGCGGTCGGGTGGGGACCAAGCTGAACGCTGTGTTGCCGGCACTTCGGGTCCAGCGGATCGGCGGGACACCCGACGAGCCCTGGCGCGACAACCCGGTGATGCAAGTGGAGGCGTGGGGTGCCACCGAGGACGACGTGGATCTCCTCATTCGGACCGTGGTGGACGAGCTCCCCAAGGTGCGGAAGCCTGTAACCGGTGGGAAGGTCTGGACCTATGTCGTGGACTCCGGACCCTTCTGGGCACCGGACGACCCGAACCTGTCCAACAACAGCAGGTACATCATCACCGTTCGACTACTGGTTACATCCTAGGAGGAAAGCATGGCCAGCAACAAGTTCGTCGCCGTCCAGCCGATCGACGTCGGCACCGCCCGTGGCTACAACCCCGGTGACCCGATCACCCAGGATGTCGCCGACAGCCTCGGCCTCACCCTCGGGGAGCAGTACGCCCGTGAGGGCACCAAGGCAGCCGAAGAGGCTGTCGCGGCTCCCAGCGAGTCGCCCCAGCAGAACACCACCGTTCCGCCCGCGAAGTAACACCATGGCCGCGCGTCAGCCCGATGTGAACGCAGCAGCTCTCGAGCGAGAGCTTCTCGTAAACCCTGATGTAATCAGGGGTCTCGCCGTACTGGGTGAGGCCATCGCGGAGGATGCGAAGGTCAACGCCGAAGCCCTTGGTCTTCGAGACTCCGGGGCTGGCATCAGGTCCATCCGCTCTGAGATCGGTGCAGACGAGGAAGGTCCCTACGTCCATGTGTCGTGGGACCAGCGCCACTTCTACATGGCATTCCACGAGCTCGGCACCAGCCACGAGAACGCCAAACCGTTCCTCCGTCCAGCGGCTGACAAGCCCCGGTAGAACGACCTTCACAAACAAGCCGCCAAGGAGGCGCACTCATGCCACAGCCCGCCGTTGCAACTCCGCTCCTCGCAACCGACCCGGGATTCCTCTTCTGGGCTCCCCTCGGTACCGCTGAGCCCACCCACGCTGTCACCGCGTCGGTCTTCTCCGACGTCTGGGCAGCTGCCTGGATCCGACTCGGTGCCACCGAGGAGGGCCACGCCTTCAACTGGCAGACCAGCTACGACCCGGTCACCGTCGCCGAGCTGCTCGACCCGATCAAGTACGTCACGACCGGGCGCAACGGTTCCGTGGCGTTCGCGCTGGCGGACTTCCACGCCAACAACGTGAAGCGCGCCCTCAACGGTGGCACGCTGACCTCCACGGGTACCGCTGCCACCACGATGACGACCTACACCCCGCCCGCCCAGGGCGCAGAGACCCGGTGCATGATCGGCTGGGAGTCGACGGACGGCACGGAGCGTCTGATCGCCTACCAGTGCATCAACACCGGCCAGGTCTCCATCCAGCGTCGCAAGGGCTCGGCCAACGCCGCGCTCCCGGTGGAGTTCCAGCTGGAGGTTCCCACCTCTGGTCTCCCGTTCAAGTACCTCACTGCGGGCGTCGCCCGTCTGGGGGCCTGAGCCATGGCTCTCATCGGCGAGTTCGAAGCAGCTGTCAACGAAGCCGATCCGTCCCGAGAGCCGGATCAGTTCAAGCTCAACGGCGAGATCTTCACCGTGGCCGACGAGATCAACATCGTGGCGCTCGGCCGGTTCGCTCGGGTCGCGCGGCAGGGCGCGACCACGGACGACATGGAGGGCCTCGCGGCTCTCGTGGACACCGTGTCCTCGCTGGTCATCGACGAGGACCAGACGCGGTTCCTGGACTCCGCGAGCAAGCACCGCGCCAAGCCCGAGCTCCTGCTCGAGATCATCCAGGCGGTGCTGGAGGCGCAGAGCGGACACCCTACCCAGCGACCCTCCGCCTCGTCGGCTGGGTCGTCGGCAACTGGGCCGAGTTCGAAGGCGCCCTCATCCTCCGGTCCGTCGTGGCGGGACACTCCGTTCGGTCGCCGCGAGCTGGCGGCAGTGCCGGAGCTCTACCAGGACTTCCTGTCGGTGGAGGGCAACGGCGAGAAGGTCCTCGCGGGCTGACCAGCTGGCCGCTGCGGAAGCTGTTGAACACAGCCTACGCGTACCTGGCTGAGCAGGCAGAGGCTGCTGATGCAGTAGCCCTGCCTGCTTACAGGGTAGCCCAGCTGAAGGAAGACGAGATTCACGCGAACAGCCGACGGACAGCTCTGGACAGCTGGCTCGAAGCTCCCATGGGCAGGACGGCTGAACGTGAAGATGCCCTCGTACGGTTCCTCACGAGTTAGGGGTTGGTGGTGACTTCACTCTCGTCGGTCTTCATTGAGGTCCGCCCCGACACCTCGGGCTTCTCCTCCGAGCTGAAGACCAAGCTGTCCAAGACCCGTGAGGCGATCGACGTCGCGGCCAGCCTGGACACGAAGAAGTTCGACGCCCAGCTCGCTTCTCTGAAGACCGAGCTCCGCACCATTCAGCTGACCAGGGCGAACATCCAGGCGGACACCACCGCTGCCAACCTGCGCATCAAGCAGCTGAAGCTGGACATCGCTGGGCTCGACAAGAAGGTCAAGCTCGGCGGCGACACCAGCGAGCTGACCGCGAAGATCCTCGCGGCCAAGGCCGAGATCGCTTCCCTGGGTGGCGTAAAGGCCAAGCTCTCGATCGACACGGCCCAGGCCAGCTCGAACATCCGCGTGCTCAAGGCGCAGTTGCAGGCGTTCGATTCTGTCGGAGGAGGCGGAGGCGGGGGCGGGGGCAGCAAGGGTGGCCTCCTGGGAGGCTCCGCCTCCTTCGACCTTGGGAAGATCTTCTCGCTCTACAAGGTTCCTGCTGTAGTTACAGGGCTTTCGCTTGTCACGGGTGCGGTCGCCGCGCTCGGCGCCGCCTCGGTCGGAGCTGTCGCTGGGTCAGCTCCGCTTGTCGGCGTACTTGCAGCGTACCCGGCTGTTGCCCTCGCTGCGGGCCAGGCCATGGCTGTCACCAAGCTGTCCTTCAACGGATTCGGTGACGCACTCAAGGCGTTGAACGACCCAGCCACAGACCCGAAGAAGCTCGCCGAAGCTCTGGATAAGCTGCCTCCCCCGATGCAGCGTCTGGCTCGAGAGGTCTCTGCCGTCCAGCAGGGTGGGCAGATCGACCGGCTGCGCAACGCGCTCTCAGCTGAGATCGCTCCTGGTCTGTCCAAGGCTCTCAAGTCCGCAGTCGATCTACTGCCCATCGTGCGCAGGGAAGGCTCTGGCACGGCCAAGGTCCTGGGTGACCTCGCTGCGTCGGCTGCTCAGTCCGCGGACACCCCGTTCTTCAAGGGCCAGCTCTCCCGCATCATGGAGACCAACAACGTCGCCCTGAAGAACGGTGGCACCGCAGCCATCTCACTGGCGCACGCCCTCTTCAACATCGTGGACGCCTTCCGTCCAGTCCTCGTGTCCATGAGCGAGTACGCCGTGCGCGGCGCCAAGTACCTGGAGACCACCACCAGAGCAGGGCTCGAGACCGGCAAGCTCGGTGCCTTCTTCGAGCGGAGCTGGAAGCTCGCCCGTGAGTTCGGTGCTGTCATCCGTGACCTCGCCGTTGGACTGTTCAACGTGGGCAAGGCCAGCAGCTCTATGTCGGGCTTCCTGGGCAAGAGTCTCACTGACGGAGCCAAGGGGTTCCGGGAGTTCACCGAGAGCACCAAGGGCCAGAACAGCCTGAAGAGGTTCTTCGAGGAGTCCATCCCGGTGGTGCGGGAGTTCGGCCTCCTGATCGGGACTGTGGCTCGCGGCATGGCTCGGATGTCCACGGATTCCAACCTGGTCCCGGTCATCAAGCAGATCCGGACCGAGCTTGTGCCCGCCATCGGCGAGCTCGCCTCGGGCGTCGGCAAGTCCTTCGGTCCGGCGCTGATCAGCGCGGCTACGGCCTTCATCAAGTTCAACAACGCGCTGACCTTCTCACCTCTGGCAGCTGTTCTGCAGATCATGGCCAACATCGTGATCAAGGTCTCCGACGGAATTGCCGGCTTGCCGTCTCCGCTGAACAAGGTCCTGGCTACCATGCTTGCGCTGTCGGTCGGTGTCAAGGCAGCGGCCTTCGCTGGCGGAGCTCTGGTGAACGTGTTCGGCCCCATGGCCACCGCGATCAACCTGGTGGCTACAGCGGAGGGTCGAGCCACCATAGCGACCAACCTTCACACTGCGTCGACGAAGATCTCGGCTGCAGCTGCCAAGACCTTCGCTGCGGTGCAGTGGCTGGTCAATGCAGCGCTCACAGCCAACCCCATCGGCATCGTGGTGGTCGCGCTGGCTGCCCTTGCCGCTGGACTGATCTACGCGTACAAGCACTCGAAGACCTTCCGTGAGATCGTCAACGGTGCGTTCAGCGCTGTGAAGAACGTCATGGGCTCGGTGGTCAATTGGATCAGTGACACCCTGATCCCCTTCTTCACCAAGAAGATCCCGGCTGCGTTCCAGGCTACGGTCCAGTGGGTGAAGAGCAATTGGGGAGTCATCCTCGCCATCCTCACCGGACCCATCGGTCTGGCGACTCGGTTTATCTCGAGCCACTGGGACGACATCACCGGCTACTTCAAGGCGGGTCTCCGGTTCATCGGCGGGGTGTTCAAGACCGAGTGGAACGGTCTGCGGGCGATCATCATGACCCCGATCAATCTGGCCAAGGACGCCATCCAGAACATCTTCGGCGAGGGCGGTCCGATCCGCTCCGCGTTCTCCCGAGCTGTCACAGCCATCGGCAACATCTGGGACGGACTGAAGGCAGCCGCGAAGGCGCCCGTCAACTTCATCATCAACACCGTCTACAACAACGGTATCCGCAAGGTTGTCAACGCCCTCCCCGGCGTGCCGAACCTGCCCGAGCTGAAGGGGTTCTCCTCTGGTGGGTACACCGGTCCCGGAGCTCGCCACCAGGTCGCGGGCGTTGTCCACGCGGGAGAGGTCGTGTTCGACCAGCCCGCTGTCAAGGCCGCTGGTGGAGCGCAGGCCCTCGACTCGTTCCGGCAGGGACTGAAGGCGGGCATCGCGAAGCTCCCCGGCTACGCTTCAGGCGGGGTCGTCTGGCCGACCGTCGGTCGTCGGGTCTCCACCTACGCAGGTCACGACGGTGTCGACATCAACCAGCCACCGGGTCCAGACTTCGGCGCACCGATCTACGCCTACCGAGCTGGCCGTGTCACCTACGCGGGATCCGGTCGTGGCTACGGCCAGGCGGTCTTCGAGAAGGCCGCAGGATTCCCAGAGGTTGTCTACGGGCACATGTCCCGGATCCTCACCCAGACAGGAGCGCTGCTTCGAGCTGGCCAGGTCATCGGCCGCGTCGGCGCCACCGGCAACGCCTCGGGACCGCACCTCCACTTCGGCCACCCTGGTGGCTCCTACGCCCAGGCTCTTGCCCTTCTGCGCGGGGCAGGAGCTGACGGCTCGGGGTCTGCCGGGGTTGGTGTCAGTTCAGCCATCGGCGGCACGGCCTACACAGGCCCGTCTGAGGCCGATGTCTCTGGGGGCCTGAACCCGGCCAAGTGGATCTCCCAGCTGAAGAAGCTGGGAGGCTGGGGACCCATGCTCGGTGGGTTTGTCGGGAACATCGCTGGGAACGTCAAGGACTGGGCTCTCGGCAAGGTGAAGGCCGCCATCTCCGCAGCGGGGAGCTTTGCGAGCTCCAAGCTCTCCGGCGGGGTCAACCGCTGGTCCGACACCGTGCGTAGGGTGCTGGACGACATGAACGAGCCCTCTAGCCTGATCGGCAAGGTGCTTCGCCGGATGGACCAGGAAAGCGGTGGCAACCCGGCTGCGGTCAACCGCTCGGACAGCAACTGGAAGGCGGGCCACCCGTCCGTCGGTCTGATGCAGGTCATTCGCGGAACGTACTCCGCCTACAAGCCGAACCCGGACGAGGGTCCGTACTCCTACGGTGTGAGCATGAACCCGTACTCCAACATCTACGCGGGTCTGAACTATGCGCGCAACCGCTACAGCTCGATCGCCGCAGCCATGGACAAGGCGGGCGGCTACGACAGTGGCGGCGTGGCGTTGGGCCAGGGCTACATGGCCAAGAACGTGATTGCTCCGGAGCGCGTCCTGTCACCCCGGCAGACAGCTTCCTTCGACAAGCTGGTCGCGACGCTGGAGCGTGACGACCGAAGGGTGGAGAGGGTGATGGGCGCGCCGCTCATCGGCTCGGCGATCATCCGCGAGACAGTGGACCTTGAAAGGTACGAACGAGAGCGCGCTTTCCGTGAGCGCAGGACGAATCTAGGTGGAGCATGGTAATCGGAATCACAGCGGGTACACCCGTACAGAGCGGTGGCACGACCTACGTCGCAAGTCAGAACGTGTCCACTCCAGCTCTGACGACGGGTGACATCCACGTCATCGTCGTCAGCATCGTGGTCGGCGGTGGATCTCCGGTGGCCACGCTCACTGGCGCACCCACGAACTACACGCAGCTGACCAACGGCTACTACGAGTTCGACCAGGCGTCCAACGCGGCCATCTACGTCTTCTACCGACAGGCCACCGGCTCGGTCTCCTCGGGCACTGCCACCGTCACAGCCTCGGGCAGCCAGACCGCCAAGTTTGCGGTCGTCCCGTTCACCATCACTGGTGCGGACACCACCACGCCCTTCCAGATCTCCGGAAACCAGGGTGGCCTGGGAGCTCCGACCCTGACACCGGCCACGAGCGACAAGACGCTCATCACCTTCCACGGCAACCGCGAGTCCAACTCCACCCCGTCAGCGGGGTTCACCTGGACCGCTCCGTCCGGCATGAGCAACATCGGCTCCATCTCGTCGACGACCTCCAACGGTGGTGCTCAGGTCGGCGCGGGCTCCTTCTACCTGACGCTGTCCTCGACCTCCGCAACGGGCACGAAGACCGCGACTACCTCGAACACCGCTTCCCCTGCAATCGCTGGGTCGATCTCCGTACTGGTCACCCCTGCCGTCGCGGGCAACACCGCTCCGTCTGCTCCGCTCATCAGCGCGACTCCCGGTGACACCCAGAACGTCATCAACTGGACGGCTCCGAACAACGGTGGCTCCGCCATCACGGGCTACACCCTTCAGCGGCGCAGCCCGGCAGGCTCCGGCACCTTCACCACCATCAACAGCCCGGCTGCCGGAGCCACGAGCTTCACCGACACCGGTCGCACCAATGGGACGAGCTACGGCTACCAGCTCTCCGCCACCAACGCGATCGGCACCTCGGCGTACTCCAACGAGGCGTCGGCCACCCCGACGGCAGCTGCGTCCACGGGCTACACCGCCATCGTCCTGGCGACCAACCCGGCTCACTACTACCCGCTGAACACCACGAACACCACCACCGACATCGGCAACGCGGCGACGAAGATCAACGCCACCAACAACGGCGGTGTCACGTTCGACAGCACCACGGTGAACGGCACGAGCGTCGACTCCGCCCGGTTCTCAGGCAGCAACTACCTGCAGCTCGCGAACAGCCAGGACTTCTCGGTCACGAAGACCAAGGAGCTGACGATCATGTGCCACTTGATCGTCGACGACTACGACACCTACGCGAGCTCCAGCCAGTACACCCACTACATGGGCAAGGGTGATTCGGCCAACAACTCGCACGAGTGGACCATGCGGGCCTACCAGACCACCACCTCGGACAACCGTCCGAAGCGGCACTCCTGCTACTACTACCTGCCTGCAGGTGGTCAGGGCAACGGGTCCTACGCCCAGCCGAACCTGGCCGGTGCGGTCTCGGGTGAGATCAACCTGACGGCTCCCGAGACCGCCACCCTGGCCATTGGTCAGGAGCACGTCGTCATCGCGCAGTACTGGACCACCGGCTCGGGCTCAGCTCCGGGTGGCATCAAGATCTGGTACAACGGTCGCAACTGTGACACCGACACGATGTCCGGTGGCACCGCTCCGGCGCCCGGCATCATCCCGCAGTGGACCACCGAGCCGGTCCGCATCGGTCGCCGCGAGGCAGGCGCGAGCTCGGGCAGCCTGAAGGGTCGGATCCGGCGAGTCGGCTTCTGGAACAGGCTCCTCTCCTCTACGGAGATCGGCACCCTGACCAACACCACCAACCGAGCTCTGTCGGAGGGCGCCTCGGGATCTGGCACCACGCCGTCCCCGCCGAGCCAGCCAGTCAACGTTCAGGGCGTCCGCAACACCAGCATCAACGCGGTCGCCACGGTCACCTGGGAAGCTCCGCTCCTGCCGGGCAGCTCGGCGGTCACGGGTTACATCGTCACCCACGACAACGGCGGGGCGGGCTCCCCGGTGGTCTCGGCAGTGCTGGGGTCCGGCGTGAGGTCCTACGACCTTACGGCTCTTCCCAACGTCACGGTGACGGTCCAGGTGGTGGCCAGGAACGCGGTCGGCGACTCCACACCAGGTGTCGACCAGATCCCGCCGAACGCCAGCCTGCCGCTGATCGGCACCCTGTCGGACAACTTCAACGCGAACCCCTACGCCAACAGGGTCTTCCAGACCGGGGTCAGCCAGATCAACAACCAGCTGGAGCTGACACCCACGGACGCCACGCCACGGGGCACCTACATCCGTGGGGACTTCCGGTCCCAGGCGATGTTCTACAAGATGACACCGAGCACCACGACGAACGCGATCACCTGCATGTACGTGCGGTCGACCTCGCAGCCGACCAGGCAGATCCGCATCGCGGTTCTGAACGGGACCATCATCGGACGCTTCGACGACGGCAGCCCTGACGCCTCGTCCTCGACGCGGGTCTTCAGTGCGGTCAACGACAAGTACTGGAGAATCTCCCACGACGGCACGAACATCCTCCTCCAGACCAGTCCAAACGCAACAACCTGGAACTCGCTGGCGCGGAGCAACTTCGCCGCTCCGACCTGGTTGAACGACGTCCAGGCGGGGATCGAGACCTACATCAACACGAGCCTCTGATGGCAGTCGACAGCTTCGGGATCACCCAGCTGAAGCCGACCATCTCGGGCGGCACAGTCTGGGAGGCCAGCTGGAACACCAGCCGGTCGTTCACGGGCCAGGACCCCAACGACACCTGGTTCGACGCGGACCATGGCAGCGCGAGCTACAGCGTGTCCGGCGGGGTCCTGTCGGCTGGTGGCTCCACCATCCGCATGTACATCCACGACCCAGCTCTCGTCAAGCAGTGGCGGGACACCGAGATGACGGTGTACTTCAAGCGGGTCTCGGACAGCTCGCCTGCCTATGCAGGTCTCACTGGAATCGCTCGGTCCAACCACGGCACCATCGGGTCGGAGACCTCCAACCTCTGTGACACTCGCGGTGTCGGGGCTCGGATGCGGATCGACGGGCACATCGACTTCGAGAAGGAGATCAGGCACCCCAACTCCACAGCGGTCGCCAACAAGACCTACTGGTCAGGCGGTCTGCCGACCGGGCAGTGGATCGGCTACAAGTACCTCTGCTACGACCTGCCCACGGGTGACGTGAAGCTCGAGCTCTACATCGACACCACGGATGGGACCAACGGCGGAACCTGGACTCTGATCAACGAGTTCACCGACACCGGCAGCAACATGGGCAGCGGCACCGCCTGCGCCACGGGCATCAGCCCGTCCATGCGGCTGACCAATGCTCCTACCCGATCTGGGTCGGAGACCGGCAAGCCGAACATCACCTGCTACTTCCGCACCGACAACGTGAACACGAACGGCATCCAGTACAAGCGGATGTCCGTCCGGGAGATCGATGTCTCCGGTACCGTGGTCACGCCTCCTCCGCCAGCTGCAGTCAAGGTCATCGCTGACGACTTCAACGTCGGTGGGGTCGTGGTCGTCCCGGTCATCAAGACACTGGCCGACGACTTCAACGTGAGCAGCGCGGTCGTCGCCCCGTCGGCTCCGCTCAGCTTCTTGGGCACGCCGCTGAACGGCGGAGCTGACCTGGACTGGATCCAGCCGGATACGGGCGACGTGGTGACAAGCTACACCATCCGAGCTAGCGGCCTGAACGTGCCGATCCGGAGGTACACCGTCCCGACCGCTGGCTCCTGGGAGCTCTCGGGCTTGGTCAACGGAGTCATCTACACCTTCGAGCTGACGGCACAGTCGGCCTCGGGTCCGTCTCCGACGGTGACTACCACGGTGGCGCCGACGGGCTCTGCTGCTTCTCCTAGCGCTGGTGCGGTCCTCCCCGCACCGATCGCCCCGGACGCACCGACGCTGACGACAGCAACGTCAGGAGACGGTGGGGCGACCATCGCCTGGACAGCTCCGAGCTACGACGGTGGCGGGGCCATCACCAACTACACCGTCGTCGCGGTCGGTCCCACCACCGTGGAGCGGACGGTAGGAAACGTCCTGACGACGACCCTCGCTCCGATGACGAACGGCAGTGCGTACAACGTGACCGTCGTCGCCACGAACGGCGTCGGTTCCTCGGTTCCGTCCAACACTCTCTCGGTGACGCCTGCTTCTGGCGGTGTGGTCATCGAGCCTCCACCCGTGGTCATCCCTCCGGTCAGTCCGGTCGAGGCGCCCATGGTGGAGGCGTTCCCTGCCACGTTCCCACTGAAGCCATCCAATTGGCTTCTGAGCGCAGAGGAGGCGGCAGCGAATGGTTAGTGCAGGAGCCATCAAGCAGCTGGCTCTGGTGGAGACCTACGAGGACGACTTCGGGGTGATCCGTGTTCTGGATTCCTTCCGGATCACGCCGTCCTTCGGAGCAGTCTGGTACCGGAGCCTCGACATCGGGTTCCCCGCAGTGCGGACCTCCAGCCAGGAGAACCCTGGCGCGGATGGAACTTACGACGAGACGCAGTTCACTGGAGCTCGGTCGGTGGGACTCACGGGCGTCGCCATCAACAACGCCTTTGGTGACCTTCCGGACGACAACGGGTGGACTCCTGAGATCGGGTGGAACAGCTCCTCCTGGTTCATCACGGAGCTCTCAGCGTGGGCGTCCCCTGGTCGGCGGTGCAAGCTCTACTTCACCGACGACTCCGGTGTCGCACGGTACATGGAGATCCGCGGAGACTCGTTCTCCGCTCCTCTGGACAAGGACGCTGGAAACTACAGGGCTTTCAACGCCGGGTTCATCAACCCGTCAGGGAAGATCTTCTCCTTCAACGAGGATCCGGGTGCCACCCCGGACGGTCGGAACATCAAGGTCGTCGGGCAGACCACTGTCGCCTCAGCTGGCCGCACCTACCCGGAGCTCGGTCCGTACCTCCGGGACTACCCGCATCTCCTCCCCAGCGGTCTGGTCTACCAGGGCTCGGTCTCGAACGGCTTCGTAGCCAAGGCGTATGCCGGCAACACGCCGATGACGAACCCGCGCATCAAGGTCACCGGTCCTGACGGACAAGTTCAGAGCATCGGGATTAGTGGATACTCCGCTCCCGCTGGAACGGTGGTCATCTTCGACACCATCAACAAGACGATCACCGCCTCGGACGGGACGTCGCTCGACCAGTACAAGACTGCCCCACTACAGTGGCCGGTTCTCAAGACCGGGCGCGTTGCAGGGCAGCCGCGCGGTTCCAACCAAATCGACTTCCAGATCGACACAGGCTCAACCGACGCCTACGTTGAGATAATCTGGAACGACGCCGACCTGATGTGATGGGAGTAGGGAATGGCTGAAGCACTGTGGGTCCAGGCGACTGGAGTCGACTACACCGCTGCGGAGGATCGCCGCCTGATCGGGGCGATGTTCTCTCCAGGCACGATCAACGGGCTGGTCCAGTCCGTCGGCTCTGGGCTGAACATGAGTGTCTCGGCCGGACGCTGTGTCATCTCGGATGGCGCGGGTGGGGCGTACCTGGCGTACTTCGACGCGGCCACGACGGTGGCTGTCCCTGCGAGCTCGACGCGCAACGTCCACGTCGTCATCGACACTGGTACTGGACAGGCCACCATCACCACCAACTCGGTGGGTGTCACGCCGAGCCAGCCGTTCCTCTCACTCGGGTCCGTGGTCGCTGGGGCAGCTTCCATCACCTCCGTCAACACGGGTCGGGTGGCTGCCCAGGTGGTCGCTGGTGGCGGTGCAGCCACGTCGATCACCAACGACGTCGCCAACATGAAGTTCCACTACCAGGCTCTGGGTAGCGCTCCGGCGTACCTCTGGGGCAGCAACGCCAGCGGAGACGCGTACACATTCTCCGTCGGTGCGGTGTCCGTCGGATCTGCCACCTTCGCCACCAGCGCTGGTTCGGCCAGCACCGCTGGTTCCGCCACGACCGCTGGTTCCGCCACGACCGCAGGCACCGCGACCAACGCGACCAACGCCGTAGGCTTCACGACCTTCGGTGCGTCCAACTGGGAGACTAACGGGGTCTACCACTTCAACAACGCCTCCGCCATCCGGCTCGAAGCTCCGTTCCTCACGGGTGGTGCCTACCCTGGGGTCCTCTGCCGGACGTCGGTGGACGGTGCGCTCGTGGTCTCCTCGTCGTCCCAGCGCTACAAGAAGAACATCGTCGACCTCGCCACGCCGGTCGAGCAGCTCCGCCAGATCAAGCCACGCAACTTCGAGATGGACACCGAGCACCCACGGGTCGCGCCGGATGAGACCGGTGTCCTCGGTGGGTTCATCGCGGAGGAAGTTCTGGAGGTCTTCCCCGAAGGCGCCTTCGTGGTCGACGGGCAGGCGGAGAACGTCAGCGACCGCGCACTCCTCGCAGGCGCCTACAAGCTGATCGGCGACCTCTACGAGAAGATCGAGGCACTTGAGGCTCGGCTGGCCTGATGTCGGACTGGACCCTGCTCCACATGAGGAGCCCACTGAATACAGCCGGTGGAAGCACTGGCCAGTACGGCGAGCTTTCCATGGCGTCGAGCCGGAGCTTCAGCTTCTCCACCGAGCAGCCTGCCACGCTCAACTTCACGATGCCCGGCAACCACCGGCAGACAGGGCAGATCGAGCCGCTGGTCTCAGACGTGCTGGTGTTCCGGGACGACTACCCGGTCGACCGGTTCCGGGTCGTGTCTCGAGCTCTGACCAAGGACTCTGGACGGATGACCGCCACGTTCGCAGCGGTCTCCTACCGTGCTCTCCTGGACGCGTGGATCTTCCACGACAGCGACACTCGGTCCTGGGCCAGCCCGATCGAGCAGACGCTGATGGCCTGGAACATCCTGAACGAAGGACAGCTGAAGTCGTCTGGTGGTTTGGGCATCACTCGCGGCGTGCTGCCCCAGACGGCTGTCAACCGGACCCTGACGGGCTCAGCTGCCGACGGCGACGCCAACCGCCCTGAGTACTTCTTGGCCGGGATGAAGCGCAGCGAGGCCATCGACAACATCGCGCACATGATCAACGGCTTCGAGTGGAGCATCGAGCCGGACGTCGGAAACCCTTACAGGGCACTGAAGTTCAACACCTGGAACTTCGGCCAGCGCAACCAGCACGCCACCCGCTCCGACCTCCTGCTCGACGATGGCGGCTCCATGATGTCGTGGAGCCACACGGTCACGCCGACCGAGTACGCCAACGTCATCCGCTTCACTGGAGCGGACACCACGCAGGAGAACGACTCCGAGGTGCAAGCCACACCGATCCTCCCGGCGTGGTCGCCGAGCTCGCGCAACCCGACGGGCGGTGCCTCAGAGGGACGCTGGGAAAGGGCTCTAAGCGACACGGGCCTGACCACCCAGCAGGCGGTCAACGACCGAGCTCCACAGGCGTTCGCAAACGCGCACAACTATCTGCCCGAGATCACTGCCACTCTTCGACGGGGGAGCTGGCGAGGACCGGAGCAGCTCTGGCTCGGAGACAAGGCGCGACTGATCATCACCGAGCCAGTCCTTGGACCTGCTACGGGGGAGGACGAATGGATCCTCTACATCGACGAAGACGTGCGAGTCGTGGAGGTCAAGGTGAACGTTGACGACTTGGGCGCAGAGGACGTCCAGCTCTCCCTGAATCGGCCGGCATTCTCGACCCTCAGCTCCTCTCGGAACCTGAGCGACCGCCTCACCCGGTTGGAGATACGGTGAATGAGGAACCCAATCAGCTGGGGGGCAAGGGATGAACTTTCCCAAGGTCACACGCGACCTGATCCTGTTCGTAGCAGGTCTGGCAGGTGTGGTCTACGAGACCGTCGTCGTGAAGATCGACCGGCCGACGCTGCTCATAGTGTTCTCAGGGATGATGGGGCTGCCCGTATTCCTCAGACGAGACGAGAAGGATCCACCCAATGACCCTCCTCAGCAACCGCCCAGCTCCACCCCAGACTCCAGCAGCTCTAGCGGCGCGACGTCAGGGGCGGAAGGTGGGTGATCACGTGCGCCAGTACCGTTGGACGATGTACTACGTTGCCTTCGTCGTAACGGTGATTCTATTCATGATGCTCTTGGGATGGGACTGATCAGGATGAGCGAGAGGCCGACGGTTGAACAAGGCGAGCAGGGGGTCCAAGGTGAGCGTGGTCCGCGTGGGGAGCCGGGGACGATGACGCCAGCGGATCGCTTGCAGGTCAGGAAGACCGACCGTCGGCTTCTCATCCTGTACCTGGTGGGTATTGCCCTGCTTGTCTGGGTGAGCATCAATCAGGTACACAGTGACATCGACCGCAAGATCTTCCAGAAGGCGGTCATCGAGAACTGCCAGGCCAACCAGGCGAACACCAGGAACTTCAACAAGTTCATTGACCAGTTGATCGTGACCTACAACAGCTCTCGAGTCCTGACGCAAGCTGAGAAGCAGGAGCGAGAGGTCTTCTTCCAGGCTGCGAAGGGCAATGTCCCGAGCTGTCCTCCGCTGTGAACAACCCACAACACCAACACCCGTAGGAGAATCTCATGGCAGGCTTGACCAACGGAGAGTCCCAGGCGACTCTCGACGCGCGCTTCCCGACCACGGGTGGCACCGACCACATCGCGTACTCCGTGAACGGCACCTCGGAGTTCGCGGGCCTGGCGCGCACTCCCATCGGTGCGACCGGCTGGTCCGCCGCGACCGCAGCTGACCCCTCGGTGAAGGCGAACGCCAACGCCCTGACCTCCGCAGCCGCGAGCTCCGGTGGCACGGTGACGCACTTCGCCATCTACTCGGCTCTCACGGCGGGTACCCAGCGCACGGACTGGACCACCCTCGCCGCGTCGCGCACCGTCGCCACGGGTGACCAGCTGACCCATGCGGCGTCGGCCATCCAGGTCACGCTGACCTGATCCCGTGGCCCTGTCCTACCTCGCCAGCTCGACCTTGCAGGCTGGCACGACGTCGTTCTCGATCGGGGCGCCCACGGGTACCGCGATTGGGGACTTGGAGATCATCCACATCTCCAACAAGCTGGGGTCGAACACCCCGACGACGCCGACGAACTGGACGTTGGTAGGTACGGCAGCAGTCGGCACGGGTGCGGACGGTGCAGGCACTGGTCAACTACGGGTGACAGTCTTCGCTCGGGTCTGGGATGTCACCCCTGCGTCGGTCACCGTCGCGGTCCCGTCGGGCAACTCCGGGACGGGCGGGTCCAAGACCTACCGGAAGGCAGGCGGAGACCCCGACTTCATCGTCAACGCCTCCTTCGGGTCGGACACGACCAGCGGCACTGCGTTCGCCACGACTCAGGATGTTGACCAAGGGTTTGTAACCGGCGACCAGGTGTTCATCCACGGGTGCACGACCACCAACACGACTCGTTCTGGCGAGGGCGCGACCGTCCCGGGTTGCACCATCGCTGCTGTTACCGGAATCGAGTCCGGTGGTTCAGCCACCGGCAATGACCAGTACGCCTGGACCTACAGGACCAACGTCACGGCGGGTTCTCAGACCGGACCAGCCACAACGAGTGCCACCCTGGCAGCCGCCTCGACAGGCGGAGCCGTGGTCGTTCGCATCAGCATCGCAGCTGCTCCGCTACTACAGCCCATCATCGTCATGCCACCGAGGAGATAACCATGGCTCGTTTCGTTGCAGGCGGTTTGACCACCGCCGGATCCACCACTCTTCCGGTCGCTGCCCTCGTCGGCAGTGCCTCGGTCTTGGCCCGCATCCGGGAGATCGGCGTCTTCAACACGACGTCCACAGCGGTAACCCTCAAGCTCTGTCGGCTGTCCACGGCGGGCACTCCCGGTGCGACTCTCACAGCCGCAGCGATGAACAGCGACCCCGCGACCAACGTGGCCGTGGCCAAGAACACCTACACGTCCACTGCCCCGACGACTACTGATCTCGGCTTCCGCGCTGTCCTGGGGGCAGCGGTCGGCTCGGGCTTCGTCTGGACCTTCGAGGACTTCGATCTGACGACCCTCGTCGCCGCCAACGCAGGTGTGGGCATCCTCGTGGAGAACGGAACCGGTCAGGCACTGCAGGTCTACTTCAAGTGGTACGAGTAGCCACGTGTCTAACCTGATCCGGTACGGTGTACCGCGCTTCTCAGGAGACGCAGCAGGTCGCGGGGGACGGATCGTCTCCCCGGCAGCTGTCGACGCTGGAGGTGTGCAGTACCCAGCTGACGGAACCGTCGACGCGACATCGTCGGTCACCGGTGAGGTAACGTCCCTGCTGCTGCCGAGCTCGGGGACGTCTGCCAGCGCAACAACGGTCTCAGGCTCGGCAGCCCTTCTTCTGCCGAGCTCGGGCACTGTCGCTGGGGCGGCGACAGTCTCGGGCTCGGCAGGGGTTTCTCAGCCCAGCTCCGGCTCGGTTGCAGGAACCAGTGCGGTCTCGGGTTCTGCAGCGGCCAAGCTAGTCAGCTCCGGCTCGGTTGCAGGAACCAGCTCGGTGAGCGGTTCGGCGATCATCCAGTACCCCGCGTCGGGCACCGTCCCTGCGACGAGTGCGGTGTCCGGCGCGGCTTCCCTCGCATTGCCGGCCTCCGGCTCTGTCGCTGGAACCAGTGCGGCGTCCGGCGCGGCCATCATCCGCTACCCCGCATCTGGCACTGTTGCAGGGGTCTCGGCGGTCTCGGGTTCGGCAGGGGCAAAGCTGCCCAGCTCGGGCACCGTCGCGGGCACCTCAGCTGTCTCGGGTGCAGCGATCGTCCAGTACCCCGCGTCGGGCACCGTTGCCGCCACTACAGCGGTGTCCGGCGTAGCCATCATCCGCTACCCCGCGTCTGGCACCGTCGCCGCGACCAGCGCTGTTAGCGGGTCCGCCGGAGTAGGCCAGCCCGCGTCTGGCACCGTCGCCGCGAGCTCGGCTGTCAGCGGCTCGGCCATCATCAGCTCCTCGGCCTCGGGCACGGTCGTCGCGACCAGCTCGGTGAGCGGTGCCGCAACCGTCCTGACTCCCGCTTCGGGGACCGTCGGAGCGGTCACCACGACGTCAGCCAGCGCCACGGCCCAGCTCCCCGCTGCGGGAGCCGTAC